TTTAAACTTCATTACATACAAAGAACGCTTTAGTTCATAAGGTGCTTGTGTATGCCTAACAATAATACCTTCATAACCAAGTTCTTGTAGTTTATCATGAGTTCTCATTACATCATCTAAGTTTTCACAAAGCCAGAATGGAGCAACTACAAGATGAGGATTTAGACCACGAAGGTTCTCAATGATTAAAGAGCGTTTCATCTGAGGTTCTTTATTAACTATGTCAAAGCAGTGAAACTGGATACGTTTGTAGTCTGGATGGAGATTTACTGTTCGAGATGTGATTGAGACTATTTCTTCAAAACTCATACCATGACAGTATAGTTCTCCATCTAGTTCGGCTTGAAGATGTAAACCACCTATTATTTGATTAAGGTGTGGAACACTATAAATGATATTTTCTTCACTCGAGAGCAATAGACAAGACTCACCATTTGCTCCGGCAATGGGAATAGCTCGACATCTAACTCCATCATACTTAGGTTGAACGATGTAAGGAGGTTGCCATTTAGCCAAGCGTTCCTCAGTGAACGGATACGCTTTCATAATATTCTTCCAACGATGACTAGGGAATTTAGATTCTGGCATTAGCTTTTACTTCCTTTCATTTTACGTTCATCATCTTGTATCATTGTACATAGTTTAAGTTTTAGAAAAACCCTTCGGTCATATGCTTCGTAATCAATAGCCAGGTAGCCTTAAAACTATTGGAAGCGACCGAAGGGCTTGTTCTAAAAACTAAAATACTTCGGTGCTGAGGATTTATTTAGCAGCTGCTTTGGTCTGCAGTTCCTTCAGCATTTCCTTCTGCTTCTCCGGCGTAGCAGATGCAAACATAGCCAGGTAAGCCTGAACAGGGTCAACCTTGGAGCCGGCAACTGCAACACCCATCTTGGCATTGCCGAGGGCGGCTTGAATCTGTTCGGCTGTTTCACCTTTCTTCAAACGAGCACGAATGTTGGACTGAAGGGTCACAACCCAGTTTGCATTGGCATTGCTTTTGACAGCATCTTCGCCAAACAGCTTAATCATTTCAGTTGCTGTTTCGCCGGTCTGAACTGTGATACTCACAGGGCCGATTTGCTTTGCGATAACTTTGTCACCTTCTTTTTTCTCCGGTACTTTTGCTTCTACGACTAAACCTTTCATGTTTCTTCTCCTTATAAAATAAAAGTTATTGTTAAACAGTTCGTTTAATTATAAAACGAACTACCGAACTCCTAATTAATTGTAAGTGATTATTCCATAATAGACTGCCTCCTTTCATTAATCTTTCATCGGCAAATAATAATTGGCTCTTAATTTGTAACAACATTAACATATCTACAGATTAATTGCAACGTAATTTTTGGTACATTTACTCTGTCTTATTTTAATTTAGTCTTCGTAAATAAACCTTTCCCATGAACCAGATTCTTTTAACTATTGAATTTTCCTTGATTTGTGAAGGTTCAGGATATTTCTTCGGAGTAGGCTTAAAGCACCTTCTCCTCTCTCTCAAAACATTTATCTGACCTCCTCTTTTGAGGAAGTTGTTTATGGAATTAGATAACATTTGACTGTTCATTATCTCCCTCCATAATACTATCTACTGTATCTTTGTCAGATAAATCAGTTTCAACTCCTATACTAATTCCCAACTTTGAGGCGATTGTCTGGAGCTGTTCAAGCGTTAACGTAGGTTTCTTTTTCTGCTTACATTCTCCAGCCGGCGGAAGTTTCTTAAACCTTCCATCTGTTAATGCCAGTTGATAATCAAAATCTTGGAAACGACGAGATTTTTTCAACCAGTCTTTTTCGGCTTCTTGGTATTGAGCCTTTAAATTTGAATAGACGAGATAAGCCTCATCTGATTCCTTCTTTGCACGTTCAACAGTTTCTTTGTCCATCTTCTTACTCCTTTCATTTCGAGTCTTAGTGTTGATTTAGTCTTTTGAGGTACTTATTTACAATACCTTTTTGTTCTTTAGTTGATATGAAACCAAAGCCCCATATATTAGTTGGATAAAACTTTGATGCCACAACTTCTTCGGCATAACCATTGGACATAGTGTAACGCCACAACTTTAATATAAAAGGTTTTTGTTCCGGCATAAATTGCTCCTTTTTTATTTACATCATATCACAACTTCAATATAATGTCAATAAGATTTAAACACTTATAATTTTATCAGATCGTTTAATCATTAAACGAACTTACGACTAAACAAGTTATGTTTATTATTCTTTAACCAAGGCTTGGTTCCAACTTGAATTGTATGACCTCCATCAATACCTTCTCCAGACCCTTTACAATTTAAGCAAGGTATCCAGCCTTTTCCAATTAACTTAATCTCTCCAATTCCTTTACACCATTTACATTTCATAGGGATACCTCTTACAAACCTTCGACTATTGTAACAATCTGCTTGAGGGCCTCCTCGCTATCTATTTGGCAATCTTGCCATTCTTCGACTATTGATTCAATAGCTTCCATTACACCAGTATCATCCATTTCTTTTATGTCTTCTTCCTCTGCCATTCTTCTCTCCTTTCTTAATTTATCTTCTTCTCTCGTATCAAGTTCATTTGTATCTTTTCCCATAACCTTACCTCAACAAATATGAACTTCCCAGTTCTGTCTATCACCCTGAAGAAAATGCTTCCTTAACGAACCAGGCATCTTCCCAAGGTCTTTCTCCAACTGTCTAATGGCCTTAATTAAAGCACTTTTGTCCGACGTAGTCACTCGCCAATACTCATGGTTCTGACCACTGTAGTTCAATATAATATAGCGCTTAATTGCAGGAGCCATTATTTATATCTCCATTTATAGTATTTCTTCAAAACAAATCTTCTCGCTGGCGTATCGTAGATAGATAACACCAACACTATTAACAACACTGTGTAAATAATACCTTCAATTAATGCTTCCATGATTATCACTTCCTTTCATTATTAAATTATTTATTCTTATCATGGCATAATTATAACACAACTCATTCCATTTGTCAATAAGGTAAAACGATTCAGTTTTATGGTTCAGATCGTTTAATTCATAAACGAACTATTTATCCTTAACTGCTTTCAATAACAATGATGCAGGGTCGAATGAGTTTAATTCATCTAATCCTTTTTGAGATTCATTATCGGCTTTTCTAATTCTAGCTTCTATTGATTCTCTACTGTTTCCTCTCTCTTTTAGTGGCGGCAGATCTTCTATCCTTGAGCCTCTTACAAACTCAGCCGCATCTTCATTTTTAATCACCTTCTCTTTATAGACTTTCTTTACCTCTTCTTTAGGCTCATCATAGTCGAAGTGTTCTGGTACTTTTGATTCGTCTGGAAATAAATCTTTATGTATTTTCTGTGCCTTAGCTACTAACTCAGATATCTTAGAATCACTCTGTCCCTTCATAGCTCTATTAACATCATTGATTCTATTGCTCGTCTGTATTCTCTCTCCAAGATCATTTCTTCTATCTGATAATATTAGGTTGTGTGTAACATTCTTTGAGCCTCTCCCACCTCTATTCAATTCTATATTGAATCTTCTTGTTAATATAGTTCTGGCTTCATCTGTATCTTCTATCATATCAACCTCTCCATTATCTACTAAGAAGCCTGTAAGAACTTCCAAAGGCCTTCTAACTCCCTGACTCATAAACCTTGGATAGTTTCCCTTAGAGTCCATCCATCTAACAATAGTGGCTAGCACTCTCGAATCTACCCACACCTGCACTAATACATCGCCTTTATAGTTCAAAGGATTAATCATACTACTTCCCTTTGTCGAATCTACTGCATACATCTTCTCTTTCATCTCTTAGCCCTCCTATATCCACCTACTCTAAAAGGTACATCATGCCCTTCTGCTATCAGTATCTCTCTCACTGCTCCATTCTCCTTGTAAAGTCTCCTTTTATCTCCATCTCAAACCTCACTATATTAACTATCCTCAATGCTTCATCATCTGCTTTCACCCACTCACCAAAGTTATATCTCACATCTTCAACATCTTCTCTCCAATCATACTTCATCATTCATCTCCTTTATGCATAGTTTGAGTCGTTCCATTAATGTCCAAATGTAGTGTCTGAGTCCCATTCCATATAACCCACCCATTATTTTGTAAGTGTATTATTAGTAGTATATATTCTCTATATATACACTTATATATTTATCTCTCTCTCTCTCACTATCAAATTAACAATGGGCTTGATACAGAATAGCACTATAGCACTACACTGTCATATTGTTACATTATGACATTAACATAACTATATGGCATATTGCAAGGTGTAATTTGGTACATTTAGTATCCCTTGATTAATCAAGTTGATGAACAATAGATCGTTTAATAATGAAACGAACTAATCATTTATAAATAATGGGTTTGGTGATGTAATGGGAATGGTATTATTTCATGTGACGTTGACCACCATTGAATGATAATTAATTGTCAATGGTATTGGCAAGGCCAAAACATAATAATTGATTGTGGGTTAAATGTACATTGACAACGTCTGCCTTTCCAAGCATTGTTTAATAGATGTTAGAAGGCAATAAAAAACCTCCCATTGTTATGAGAGGTTATTTATTAGATTGACATGATAGACCGTGGTTAATTAGTTAATTCAATTACGCTTTCACGGCTTTGGCTGTTAGTTCCTTTAGATATTTGACCTGTTCTTCCGGCGTCATAGATTGCAATTTAGCAATCATTGCGGTTTCGGGGTCAATGGCTGTACGACTGGCCGGAGCAATAAATTGAATTTCAATGACTTGACCATTCTTATATTCGTCAAAGTGCTTCCGGCCAACTCCATTCTGCCACTGAATGACGGCTCCCGATACAGCTTTGTCAAACACACTTGACAATACAGCGCCGTCAAACTTCACTTTCAATGTGATTTGTTTAGATTCATCAGACTCTTTATCCGGTTTAATAGAGCAAACCTTTGTCAATGTTACGTTTGCAATAACTTCATTCATGTTTATCATGGTATAATCCCCTTTCATATTGGAATTGTTAGGGCCTTACCATGTCAACCTTTATTCAATTGTCAATGAACATCTAATTAAACATTATCAATGTTGGATATAATATATCACTCATTAATATAAATGTCAATAGGCATTATAAATAAATAGTTTCCTCAACAAAATCAATATGTTACACATACCCCTCATTATATCATACATGACAGAAGTCAATGGGGGTAAAAGTACCGTATAGGCCGCGGGTTAGTACCTTCACATTTTATCGCAAGTATTATCAAATGGGAATTGTTGTACAATTGATTGCTTCGCAATCCAAGAAGAAGGGACATTCAGCCTAGCGGCGTCCTCCTTAACAATTCAAAGATGAAGACGGCTGAGATCGTTTTATTAATAAACGGACTATGAACCTTCCAACGAATGTACGTAAAAATGTATTGACAGGTTATTATATATATGATATGGTATATCCATGAAGATTGAAGATTATATATTGTTGAGAGATCATCTATGGAACCTTCGCTATGAACACTTAAAAGAATGTAGATCTAGTGATGGATTAACTAAGCATCCTCTTTATAATATTTGGATAAGTATGTTAAAGAGATGCTATAATCCAAATGATATTTCTTTTCCTAATTATGGTGCTAGAGGTATAGATGTATGTGAAAGATGGTGGTCGCTAAAGAATTTCATTTCTGATATGGGAAATAGAAATGGATTAACTTTAGATAGAAAGGATAATGATAAGGAATATAGCCTAGATAATTGTAGGTGGGTTACTAGCAGAGAGCAAGCCAATAATAAACGAGATGGAGAAAAAGAAAAATCTAGCCTAAAACATAGTTGGATTATGAAACAGAAGAACCTTCCTCATAATCATATGCCAAGTTGTTTTGGAGGGCTATAATATGGAAGATGTACAAACAAGAAATGGTCTCTATGGATTTGACTTCAGAGATGTCGACCTGCGTCGAGTGGCTGAAGGACAAGAGAAAAAGACCTATAATATCAAAGCCCTCTGGCAGCGCTCTCATGAGATTATTAATCTGGCCGCTCGTGGATTCAAGCAAGTTCAGATTGCAGATATTCTTAATATTCATGAGCAGACGGTTTCTAATACTCTCAACTCTGAATTGGGGCAGAAGAAACTGGCCGAACTCAGAGGTGCTAGAGATGAAGAAGCTAAGATAACAACTGAAAAGATTCGTGTTCTGGCTGATAAGGCCCTTCAGACTTACAATGAAATCTTTGACAATGAAGATGGTCAAGCAACCCTTAAAGATCGCAAAGATGTTGCCGACACAGTCTTACTCGAACTCTCTGGATTAAGAGCTCCTACAAAAATTCATACATCTTCAGTGTCAACAGTTCTTACGGCTGAAGAGATCGAAAACTTCAAAAATCGTGGAGTTAAGGCAGCTAAGGAAATAGGCCTTGATATTATAGATGTTACACCTAAGGAAAAGGAAAATGAAACTCAACCAGAGACAGCTTGAGACAAAAGAAAAAATTATCAAAGTTGCCAATGCCATAGGACTTAATCCTTCCTGGGCTTTAGCTATAGCTATGACTGAAAGTTCTCTTGGTGAGAAGCAGAAATCTCCTACTGGTTGTAGAGGAGTTTTTCAAATGTCCTCTATTGCCATGAAAGATCTTCTGATTGAGATGGAAAAGGCTGACGATGATATTATTGATATAGCTTGTGGTTTAGCTTTTTTACATCTTCTTTTGAAACGGCATAAGAGTTTCGACAACGCTACTGCACATTTCTGCGACCCTAACGATAAGTGGTTTTATGTAGAAAGAATGAGAGGTTTTATGAGGGAGTTTGATGAAAAGAGATAAAACACTATATTTCAAAAAAGGCTACAAGTATTGGGTCAATAGACCTTATCATATCTTAACAGGTATTGAAGTTAATTCACCTATCTGTCTCTCCTTCAAGACTGTTGATGTAAAAGGTAATGAGGTTGAAATACCTATGGTTACTCTTGATACCCAAGGTAACCTTATTATATATCCCAGTTATGTTTGGGATGGAGCCTCAGGTCCTACCTTCGACACTCTCAACTCAATGATTGGAAGCCTTGTCCACGATGTTATTTATCAGTTAATTCGTCTTGGACTTATTGAAGATAAATACAGAGCCTACGCCGACATGGCTCTCTGCTACATTTGCAAGGAAGATGGTATGTGGTCTTTACGTGCTTGCTATTGGAAGTGGGCTGTGAAGAATTTTGGCATAGGTGCTTGCAAGCCTAGTGCAGAACATTTAGAAGTTGTTGCACCTTAAAGGAGGTAAGTTATGTACAAAAGATTGTCAGTATTAATCCTACTTTTATTTGTTGTCTCTTGTGCAAGTATGGGAGCTACAAATACCACTGCAACCAATGTAGGCGTTACAGCCTATGAAATGGCTGGACTTTCGCTCACTCAAGCTTATACGATTGAGAAGGCGTTACTCAAGGCCGGAAAAATCACAGCCAAACAAGACAGTGACTTTCAACTCGGACCTTATACGAAAGCAGTGTCTTGTTACAAAGCAATGGGAACTGTTGCTGTCTCAGTGATTACAGCGACTGACTCCACTGCCAAAGCATCTTTTCAGACAAAGTTCAATGAACTGAATGCTCAGCTCCCTGGACTCATTGCAGATGTAGTGGCCTTTATCGAAACAGTTAATAAATAATAGTAACAAGAAAGGAGGAAATGAAAAGTGGACCCAGTAACTATTGCAGCTTTAGTATTAGGTTTGGAACAGGCTATTGCAGGTGTGATTCAGGTTATTCAGAATGCCGGCCTCTCTCCTGACGAGAAGAATGCCTACATCGCTCGAATTGTAGCGGCTCAACAGAATGTTCCTGAGCCGAAAGTCGGACTGGACGAATAAGATCGTTTAATGGTTAAACAAACTATGGGAAAATTAGCTCGGTCAATTATAAGTGAGAGTCTCATTGGAATGGGGGACTCTCACTTAGATAATTTCGAATTCTTCTGTGCCGCTACTTGTCGTATTCCAGGAGCCACTGCTTATGGTCTTGTAAATGAGAATTCAGATACAAGAGCGAGAGAGGCTTTTAAGAGTTTTCTTTCAGCCTTCCCTAAATATCTTCCATTACTTTGTGTTGGTGAAGTAGATTGCAATTCCCTCCCTTGGCGTCATGGACAGACTAAATCACCTGAGTTATTCATCTACGATTCTATTGAAAATCTATTTTCCTTCTTAGATGAATTCAATAGATCATTTATCTTACCTTCAGTAACCTTACCAACAGTTCATTCGTTTAAAGAACTAACCATTAGAACTTACGTAACATCAGACAAGAAAGAGCGCACTCTTTTGGTTGGCCTCTACAATGCTTTGTTAGAGACTAAAGCAAAAGAATACGGTCATAAGTATTTAGATATCACTTCACAGACTATTGGCCCTGATGGTATGATTGACCAGTCGTTTGTAAAAGCTCATGATGATGTTCATCTTAATCGTTTCAAGATGTATGATATAGTAAGAAATCGCCTTAATGAGGTAGTAAATGTCTGAGCCAATTATAACAGTTGGTATAGTTTCTTGGTTGCTTGAAGAGAGGTTAATCAAAACCTTGATCGGCATACCTAAGTCTACTTCTCTACCACTCAATCTCTGCCTCCATGTTCAAGGAGAGGAGAAAGTAACTGCTTCAATGAAGCAAAGAATTATAGAAGCGTCCTCAGGATTTGTTGAAAAAGATATTTATTTCTCTTCAAACAATGGAGGGATAGCCTCACCCAGAGCAGCTAATTTAAAAAGAGCCGCTAAAACACCTTTTGTTTTCATGTCTGATAATGATATGGACTATAGTTATGGTACAATAGATGCAGAACTTGACTTCTTACTCAATCATCCTGAACATGGTATGGTAGATGTACTATTCAACGAGCTTTGTTATTATAGAACTGTTGAAGGTACTAAGGTAATTTGTACTCCTATAGAATCTATAATAGCTCCTTATGTCGATGTAGACTTGATTGGTGGGACTTCTCAATTAATTCGACAAGAAGTAGCATTAATCCCTAATATCATTGACATAAGATATTTTATGGGCTCATGGGATTTTGACTTCTCTATGAATGTAAGAAAAGCTGGATGGAAAGTCGCTACCTTAACAGATAGAAAATTAATAGCTGTTAATGATAAGACACAGAGAACTACTGAATATATTACTCATAAGGTAAGAAATCCTATCATTGAGAAAGGTCGTCGTCTATTTGAATCTAAATGGGGTTTCTCTTGTATGTGGTTCCCTCGTAATAAGATAGAAGTTAAACCAATTAAGCCTTCAGAGATTTCTATTATCTCCAGAGCTATTTATAATAAAGTTGGACCTGCCCACGAAGTAGGAATTATTGATGAAAAGCATCTTGAGATGATGCAGAGGAATTTTATCAACTGTCTTAAAAACCAGACTGATAAAAATTTCATTATTCAACTAGCAGTTGGCTCTGAAGATAGTGAAGCAACTCAACGAATCAAAGACCTTGATTGGGGAGATCTTAATATTAACTTCTTATACACGTCTGGTGATATAAGTCAATGGGAAGATTCTATTAAATCATCTAATAACTGGGCTAAAGAGACTGACAAAGGAAGCCCTGAATATACAATCAAATATCTTGATTATCCAAGAACATCTATCATGGCTCGTATGGATATAGATGATTGGGTAACTCCAGGATGGGTTGCTCATATGAGGTACATGGCTGACACGATAAAAGAGGATCGATTCCTTATCAATTATCAAGTATTTGGCCAGGCTCCAGATGGTCAAGTATATACCTTTCATGCTCCTCATGTAAGAAATCGTACTAGCCCATTTATAGCTATTGTTCAGAAAGATGCAATTACTGTTGACCTTTATGAGACAGTCCATCTTCGTATGGGCTCCCTCTTTGATACTGTCTATTCAATTCCACCTTCTTATGTATTTATGGTAGTTCATGGTGGGAATAGAAGTAATCAAGTCTATGCGGCTGACACTTTTAATTATACAAGAGAGTGTAGAACTGAGGACTTATCAAATATCTCTGGAATGCGTATTCCTAAAGAGTCTTCTATCATAGTTGATAATTTCTCGCCTAGAGTATTAAAAAACTCATGGAAAGATAAGATAAAAAAGGTACAACAGACCGTTTAATTATTAAACGAACTAATGGAGTAATAACTATGCAAAAATTAAAAATCTTTTTTCTTTCTCTTATTCTAATCTTATCCATTTCAACAGGTGTAAGGGCCGAGTATTTTTCAGATGTCATTGTTACAAGTTCGGATGGTATCTGGACTGACTCTCGTGCTTATACAACTCTCAATGATGCCATAGCGGCTGTAGGAACTAATCAACGAACAGTTGTTATTGCTAGTCCGCAAACAGTAACAGCCTTAACTGTTCCATCAACTGTAACACTTAAATTTGAACGAGATGGGGCAATAGTTAATTCTGGCCAACTTACAATTAATACAAAGAATATCATATCAGATGGGCATAAGATATTTGCAGGTCTTGGTGATATAGATTTTGCATCTGGGACAGTCGTCAAACTCAGCTGGTTCCACAATCTCTGGAACGCCTTAACAATGACTTCTGACGACTATGTAACTATGGTCATTGACAAAGCAATTAATGCTACAGCATCAGTTGCAGTAGGTAATGATGTAACTCTTCGATGGGAAGCTCCTAACATCATTTCAGCCAACGCCGGTGTAACAGTATCTAACATTGGACAGATTGAAGCTGGCAGTTATCAAATTCTGGCTGGAGCTGGGAATTTCAGATTTAGAGATGGAACATCTTTAAACCTTGAGTGGTTTCCCTACCTTCGTATGGCTCTCACTTGGATAAATACTAATGAAGTAACTTTAATTGTTAATGAATCTTCACCAGTAGATTACTCTGATTCAATTCCATCTAATATTCAAATTAAAGTAAATGAAGGTGGAAATTTAGATATCTCTCCAGGTATTACTTTAACTATTGATGATGCAAAACAGATGGATATAGGGCCTTATTACTTCGACCCTTTCACTGGTGCTGGTAGTGTTGAAATAGCTGGTGGACTTACTTATACTCCAGCTACTACATTAACTGCTTCAGTACTTGCTCAACTGTCAATAGATAGTATAATTACTGATTATAATTATGAAGTTGATGCATTAATGTCTTATGGTAATGGGACTGATTATAATGACACTACTTTAATGGCTGCCTGTACAGCTGTCGGTGCAAATGCTGTGACCATTTTAGTTCGTCCAGGTACTTGGACACAAGCGGCTAATAAGGACTATACTGCTGTATGCCCTAATGCTGTATTTAAGTTAGTTCCTGGAGCTATTATTAGTCATGATGCATTTACTTTATATATTCCATATATAGCTACTGAAGGAGGTATTCCTTATCAAGTTCTTTCTGGTACTGGATTAGTTTCTTTTGGTGAGACTGTTAATGAGACATATCCAGAGTTATGGGGAGTTGATGGGACGGCCGACGAAGTACAAATTAATGCGGCAATAAAATCTCTAGCGAATGGAGGTGTTGTTCAACTTCAAGGAACTACTTATACACTGGCTTCTTATATCAACCCTCGTACAAAAATCACCTTACGAGGCAAAGGTCAGAGTACGATTATTAAGGAAATAGCCACATTTGGTGATGTATGCGCTATTAAGGCTGATTTAACAGTACCCCAAAAAGAGGGTATTTTAATTGAAGATTTAGCGATTGATGGTTCTGACAATACCACTGGAACAACTTACTCGCACGGGATTTACCTTAATAGTGCTTCAAAATCAACCATTAGAAATTGCTATATTAGAAATACTAAAGGTGATGGTATATGCATAGGAAATCGTTATACTAATTATGGTGTTCAGTCAACAGATATTATTGTTGAGAATAATTTTATTGCTGGGTGTGCTAGAAACGGAATTTCCGATGGTGGTGGGCAACGACATATATTTAAAAACAACTATATTAACGGAGTTAATCTAAACGGATTTGACATAGAACCAGATCTTAATGAGCCTATCAAGGACATTATTATAAGCAACAACCAAATCTACAATGTTACAAGATATGGTATTGTTATTGCCTACTCTTTCGTAACAACAGCAACAAATAAGGTGGGATTGATAATCTCAGACAACATCATCGACACGACAGGTAATATTGGCATACTTTTGGACGATGTTCTTGGATCGACTGTTTCCGGCAATAAAGTTTTCAATGCAGGGAGCATTGGCATATATTCTGACCTTGGTTCAACGAACAATGACATCTTGAATAATACTATCTATCATCCTGCTGGTGAGTGTATTAAAATAGGCCAAGGCGTTATGAATGTTATAGGGAACAACCTCAACGCTAATGCCGCAAATGCGATCTATGCCGGAAACGAAGGAGGAGTTATCAGTCATAATAGAATTGTTGCGTCTGGAGGCCATTATGGGATTACATTACAGAGCAATGCAAAGTATACCATCGTATCCAATAACTATTTAGATGGAACAGATTCGACTGCCGGAGGTATTGGAATTTACCACATATCGGCAAGTTACTGTCATATATTAGATAATACTCTTGTTAATTGGAAAGATGGAATAAATCTGCTTCGATCAAGTTCAGACACTACCTTGTTAGGAGATAATATCTTTTACAATAACGTCCGAAACGTATATGATGGCAGAGCTTTCACAACGACTCCAGTCACGCTCTCTACCGTTGGTATTTCTCAGTTTGACGCAACGGCAGGGCCTATTACGGCTACACTCCCTGACGGAGAGTATAAAGGACAAAGAAAGATATGTTTAGCAATAACCTCTGCAAATAACACAATCCTGACGGTTACTCATCACGAGACCAGTGACCCAGAGATTTTTCTTTTCAATGAGGCTTATGACTATCTAGAACTTGTCTGGGGAGGTACAAAGTGGCTGACAGTTAAAAACTTTGGTGTTGCTATACCATAGGAGACCTTTGTATCTTATGCTACTATGATAAAGATACAATGTAACAACTCGATAAATTCAGTTGCTATATAATTATTGACTAGGGAAATTTAATGGATCAGGACATTAAACAGATACTTTCTCAATGCAGTGTGTCAACAAGGATGACTGCGTCGACTTTCTTTCCAGAGCGCTTCTATATGCCCTTTGCTGAAGAGGTCCATGGAAAGATATTTGATCTAATTGATGGCCCTGAGCAGAAGGTAGCTATTGCGGCTCCTCGTGGGTATGGGAAAACTTCCATTGTTGCCTTAGCATTAATGGCTAGGTGGATTCTATTTAATCATACAGGTTTTGTTGTCTACATAAACAAAAGTCATGATGCCGCTTCATTACAGACTGAGAACCTTCGGCGGGAACTTGTAACGAATAAAGAGATTAAGGCATTCTTTGGAAATTTTAAACAAAGAGACCCTAACAAGGCTGAGTTTGATGAAGTGTTTAGTAAGAAAGCTTGGGTCGCTTATAATACATTAGTATGGCCAAGAGGTGCTGGACAGCAGGTTCGTGGAGTTCTTTTCAAGAATGACCGACCTGGATTAGTTATCATAGATGACTTGGAAGACCCTGAACTGATTGAAAATGATGAGTATAGGAAGAAACAATATGAATGGCTTTATGCTGATGTTATTAAGGCTGTACCACGAATAGGTCCTTTGGCAAAGAGTTGGAAGATAGTGTATATTGATACTTTAAAGCATGAAGACTCTGTATTACAAAAACTTATGAATTCGCCTGAGTGGGCATCAGTTAGACTTGAAGCTTGTGATGATGATTTTAAGTCAACCGCTCCAGGGTTTATCTCTGATGAGGATATTCAGAAGGAATGGAATCAGCATGTGGAGGCTGGACAGACAGATGTCTTCTTTCGTGAGCTTAGGAATCTTCCTATTTCAACAAAGGATTCAGCATTCAGAGTTGAATACTTTCACTATTATAATATTCCCTTTGGTAATGCTAAGAAGGAAGGAGATATAGAGGTTCTAGATGTTGAGGTGCAGAAGAATCAAAACATTGAAACAGTAGTTATTCTTGACCCTGCTAAAACTGTTAAAATTCATTCTGCCGAATCAGCTATTGTTGGCATAGGTATTGATTTAGCCTCAGCAAAGGTATTCATTAGAGATGTCATTTCAGAGAAAATGTATCCAGATGAAATCTACGATGCTTTGTTTGGAATGGCTTTGATGTTAGATGCAAAAGTATTAGGTATTGAGGAGACATCTCTTAATGAGTTTATTAAACAACCTATTAAAAATGAGATGTTTAAGCGTGGAACGTTCTACGAATTAATCTGGCTTAAGGCTAGAGGTGGGATGAAGAAAGAGCATCGAGTTAAAGAGCTTGTACCATATTATAGAGGTGGTTACATCTATCATAATGCCTCTTGTGCAGGTATTAAAAAACTAGAGCAACAATTACTTATGTTCCCAAGATCTGCTCTCTGGGACTTAATGGATGCTGAAGCTTATTTAATTGAGATGCTTGAATTAGGTGAAAGGTACTTTAGTCCAGCAGATGATTTGAAAGATGATGAGGCTGAGTTTAAAGGGATTAGTTATGATAAACCTGTAGATAATTGGAGGACAGTTTAGTGGAAACTATCTTAGGTGGACTGTTAATAGCTTTAGTTTCTGGTCTAATTGGAAAAGCTATAGGAGGCTATAAGAAAGTTAAAGAATGTGATTGTGATAGAAGACAAAAAGACTGTCAACGATTGCTTATTGAAAAGATAGATCATTTAAGAGATGAGATAGAAAAATTGACAAAGATAGTTGATAATAAGTTACTTGGTTTATGAGATCGTTTAATTATTAAACAAATTAATTGGAGGAGATATGAAAAAAACTATTATAAGAAAATTGTTATTTTTACTAGTTGTTAGTATTGTTCTAATACCTTTACTTGTGTCATCTGCAGAGCAAGTAAATGTAATAGGATATACTCCTGTAGCTTGTAGTAGATTAGTTGTGACTACTTCATCTGTTTCACAACTATCTACAGATCAAATAGCTACAGCAGGAGCAGTATTTATTACTGTCGAAGGTAACAATATTAGATATCGTATAGATGGAGGAACACCAAGTTTTAATTATGGTCATTTAGTTGTTGCTTCAGCTTATCAAAATATCTGGCTGAACGATCCAGCTTCCATAAAAAGCTTCCGTGCGATAGCTATAGGTGGCAACGCTATTTTGCAAATAACTTACTATAAGAGGAACTAATATGAAGAAATTATTTTATCTTATATTATTTATGTCTCTATGCCTTCTTGGTTCAGGTCCTTTATCAAGTGGACCTATTACTGGAACTGTTGGTACCAGAATTGCGCTGGTACCAAATGGGACGTACTACTATACATACAATCAGTCGCCTAGTATTCGTTCGCTGGCACTATACAACAACAATACTAATGTTAATGGTTCATTTGCTGTATCACTGAAGCCCGTCACCGCCCCCTCATCTTCCGGCGCAACCATAGTATCAGCTAAGGCAGGAGAGACGTACAACTTCAATCACAAGAACGCTTCATTTACATACAATGCGGCGAGTTACTACGTCATTATAAGGGCGATAAGATAGAATTAAAAATAATAATTAAGATTGTTTAACAATTAAACGGACTTTAACAATGACTGAAAGATTTATAAGAATTGGCTCTGCTGAGAATGTTATAGCTTACGATGATGCAGATCATATATCTGCTATTGAAACAGATCAGCCTATAAAAGCTGGTGATCCAGTTGACGATAACGATGTATTGAGATTAGGTGATGTACTACCTCAGATAATAGGCGTAATATATCCAATAGGTAGTTTATATATTTCAACGCTATCAACTAATCCTGCTACAATACTTGGAATAGGTACTTGGGTAGCTTTTGGTGTTGGTAGGGTATTAGTTGGAATAGATCCTACTGATACAGATTTTGATACTGTTGAAGAGACTGGTGGAGCTAAAACAGTAACCCTTGATACTACAATGATACCTGCTCATCACCATGCTATATTAAGGGAACGTAGTGCAACAACTGGCTCAGATACTACAAGTATTGCCAGATCAAATGATGCATCATCTACAATAGATGCTACAGTAAATACTGAGGATACTGGTGGTGGGCTATCTCATAATAATGTACAGCCTTACATCGTAGTATACATATGGAAAAGGACCGCTTAGGAGAATAACAATGCCTTACATAGTAACTGGGGAACCAACAAGCTGGAAGAATTCTGATTATGAAAAGGATCTTAATTATAAGTACCCTAATAACCTAGACCTTCGTCCAACTAGTAAGCTTCATCAAAAACTTCGTTCTCGTATCTGGGAACGTGCAAGAATGTCAAGAAATGAAATGCAAAAGCGTTTTTCTTCTTGGAGAGAGATAGATAGAACATTAACTACTTACATGCCTTTAAAAGAGAAAGAAGAAGAATTAAAGGTTAAGGACTCTTCAAAGCCTGTAAGTATAGTATTTCCTTATAGCTATTCAATGCTTGAGGCTTTGTTAACTTATCTCTCAATGGCTTTCTTTCAAGATCCTATGTTCCAGTATGAAGGTGTTGAAGATGATGATACTGTTGGAGCAATGTTGATGGAGTTGGTTATTAGGCTTCATTGTATTAAAAATAAAGTTCCATTAGCTGTTCATACAATACTTCGTGACTCCCTTGGATATGGAGTAGGTATTGGGTTACCTGAGTGGAGAAGGCAGTTTGGAAAGAAGCTTGTTAAATCGTCTATAATTACTGAGTCAGAGTTAGGTATTGAAACACAGAATAATAATCAGTTTGTTAATGGACTATTGTTTGAAGGTAATGCTTTGACAAATATAGATCCTTATATGTGGCTTCCAGACCCATCTGTTTCAAGTGATAATATTCAAAAAGGTGAATTCATAGGATGGGTTGACAGAACTAATTATATGAATTTACTTAGTGAAGAAGAGCAAGATGATTCTGGACTATTTAATGTTAAGTATTTAAAGACTAAGAATAATAAAAAATCTACCTTATCTCTTGATGAAAGTGATAGACAAACAAGGCATGGTGGATCTACTGATTCGAGTAGGTCTCTTTCAAATACTGTATCTCCAGTAGATCGAATCCATATGTATATTACGCTTATTCCGAAAGACTGGAAACTTGGAAAGAGTGATGTACCTGAGAAATGGTACTTTGAATTGGCTGGAGATGATGTAATTATAGCATGTGAAAAAGCTGACCATAATCATGGACAGTATCCAATAGCTGTAGCAAGCCCTGAGTATGATGGATACTCCATTACGCCGATAGGTAGGATGGAAGTTCTCTATGGTCTTCAGCATACTCTTGATTTCTTATTCAATTCTCATGTTGAGAATGTGAGAAAAGCCATAAACGATATGTTGATAGTTGATCCTTATCTCGTTAATATTAATGACTTGAAAGATCCTAAGCCTGGAAAACTTATTCGCTTACGAAGGCCTGCATGGGGAAGAGGTGTTGATAAAGTAGTTCAACAACTCCAAGTTAATGATATAACGAGATTGAATATATCTGACTCAGCATACATAACACAGTGGATGGATAGAATATCTGGAGCTGACCAGTCAATGCAGGGATCTCTTCGTCAGTCAGGCCCTGAGAGATTAACCAGTGCTGAGTTCAGTGGGACAAGAAGCTCTGCCGTTTCAAGACTTCAACGAATTGCTATGATTATTGGTATGCAGTTTATGCAAGATGTTGGAACACAGTTTGCTGTTCATACTCAGCAATATATGTCTCAGGAAGCATATATAAGTGTTGCTGGAAGATATGCTGAACAACTGATGGCAAACTTTACAGGAGGCAAAACAAGAGGTAGAGTGAGTCCTTCTGATTTAGCAATCAACTACGATTTGATTGTAAGAGATGGTTCTATTCCAGGAGGTAATTTCTCTAGCTCATGGATTGAGTTATTTAAAACTATTGGAACAAGTCCTGAATTAGCACAGCAGTTTGATGTAACAAGGATATTTACCTATATAGCACAACAACTCGGTGCAAAGAATGTTGAGGACTTTAGACGTAATATTAATAGAATTAATGCAGTATCAATGCCTGATCAACAAGTTCAGCAACAAGTTCAGGCTGGCAATCTTGTACCAACAGGAGCTTAATAATGGAAGGAATACAGATAAGAGTAAGTAAAGAAGCTGTAGAAGAATTCAAAAAATCTATCCTTTGGGCTGATATAGCAGCTGAGCTTAAAGCCTGGAAGGAAGGATTTAATAGAGAGATGCTGTCAATAGTAGACGATGCTGAGAGCGCTAATCCCTCAACTGCATCAGTCTTATTACATATGGGAGATTTGAATGGGAGACAGAAAGCTGTTGATTATTTCTTAAGCCTCCCTGATGTTTTCATAGACCTTTTAAATAGTGAGAAAGAGGAGAAAAAAGATGGACGCAACAAAACCGACTGATGTTGAAAATGTAAGTGCTTTACCTGCTTATATAAGAGAAACAAGAGCAGCTATTAATGCCCTTTCATCCGGAAGTGGAGTAGGGATTACAGACCTTACAATAGCTGCAGGGGCTGTAGCATTGACAGTAGGGACTGACTTAGGCCTGTTCGGATTTGAGATTGTGATAGTGGATGCAGATGCAGCTGTTAATATAGCAAATATTCTTGGTGGGACTCAGGGGCAGACCAAAGTGTTTGTATTCCAAGATAATAATGTTGGGATAGTGGATGGATTGGCAGTTGGTGGTGCAATCTATTTAAACCAGCTTCCAGCATTATCTACTTTCTCTGCTCAGGCAAATGATGTCTTGGCATTAGTTAATGTCGGCGGAGATGGTTCAACTGTTCAAGGTTATTGGAAGGAGCTATTTCGACAAGTAGCATTGAAATAGATCGTTTAATTAATAAACAAACTTAAATCAAGGAGGATAGTAACATGGGAGATACAAAAAAAGAGATTGATGAAATGCTTAATGCTTTAGGTGATGTTGTACCTGGTGCATCTGATGAAGGAGATGAAGGTGAGTCTCCTGAGGATAAAGCTAAGAGAGAACAAGAAGAAGCAGATGCAGCTAAATCAAAGGAAGACGAAGATGCTGCTGAGGCAGATAGAATCGCTGAAGAGGAAGAAAGGAAAGGTGAGACAGAAGATGAAAAGAAAGCGAGAGAAGAGAAAGAGGCTAGTGATGCTGAAGCTGAGGCTAAAAAGAAAGAGACAGATGCTTTAGCAGAAATAGAAAGAGATAAAGAAGCTGCAAAGAAAGCTGAGGAAGATCGTCTTAAGGCTGAAGAAGATAAAAAGAAAAATGATGAGCCTCTTAAATTTGAAGACCAAGACTTCATCGGCGATTTAGATCTTGATGACCTCACTAGTGATAAGACAGCTCTTAACAAGATTCTCAATGCTGTCTACTCAAAAGGAGTTAATGATTCTAAGAAGATAGCAACGGAGGGTGTGCTTAATACTATTCCTGAAATAGTAAAACACAACATAACTTTGCTAACTTCATTAAAAGAAGCAAGTGACAAGTTCTATGCTGAAAACAAAGAACTTGTTCCTTATAAAAAGGTTGTTGCTGCAGTCTTTGAAGAGATAGCATCCAAGAACCCAGATAAGAAATACAATGAGCTTATGAACCTCGTTGCGCCTGAAGCAAGGAAGAGGCTCAATTTACAAAAGCAGGCGGTGAAAGAAGATAAGGAGAGTGAAGGTAAAGATGGTAAGCCACCTAGACTTCATGGTGCCAGAGGTAATCAGCGCCAAGCTCCTTCAAAACAAAACCTTTCATCCCTCGAGAATGAAATCTCAGAGATGAATAAAACACTTGGGAGGTAACTAAGTTTATGTTAGAGGATAAATTTGCTCAGCACGATAAAGAGGTAGTAGACAAGTTCATAGACCCTACAGGGTCAGTTGCAATGTCTACATCCGATTATGTAGTACGGCCGAGCGCAATGACTGCTCCTATGGTTATTGTACTTCCTCCGGTCTCGGAGGCTAAGGGTCGCTTTTATTCAATCGTAGTCAGACACGCTAGCGCTCAGAATACAATCACTGTCACTCACAAAGATGATAGCGAATGCTGGCTTGATGTTGTTCTGACCAGTAAATGTGACAGATTGCTTATGTATAGCGATGGCTTGTTCTGGCATCCGCTTGCAGCGATTCTGCCGAATTTCCCTGAGGGTTACGACTACGATTATAAAAGTCAGTAACGACTAAGATCGTTTAACAATTAAACAAACTTAAATCTCTAACGGAGGTAAAATTATGTTTCTTGGAATGAGAGGTACTGGCGACTGGGTAGCTGACCAGAGGCCTATGAATTGGAGGGAGCAGATATTATATCTGTATCCAAATGGCTCAGCGCCGCTGACAGCTATCCTGTCTATGATGGGTTCTGAATCTGTAGACGACCCACAGTTTCATTGGTGGACTCAGGAGCAGTCAGCTGTAGGTGGAGCCGTATCAGGTGTGTTTACTCTGCCTGATTTATCTGTAGCATATGCCGGCGGTGGTGTAGCGGCTGACGTACTCTATGTACGAATCACTACTACGCTGGCAAATAGAATTCGCGAAGGTCATCAGATTCTTCTTCGTGATTCTGCTGATTATAGAGTCGATGTTGTTGGTAAGGTAACAGGTGTTTCTCGTGGAACACTGGTTTCAGTTTTGTCAGTTAAGTTGCTTGAGGACGATGATAACTCCATCGATTTAGGTGGAACAGCTGACCTGCAAGACTGCGATACATTCAAAATCATCGGTAATATAAATCCTGAAGGCGGTGAGATGCCAGACGCTATCGCTCTGAATCCTGTGAAGGTTTACAACCTTACACAGATTTTCAGAACACCTCTGAGCATGACTCGTACAGCGTTGAAGACCAAACTCCGTACGCCGGAACAGCGTCAGAAAGCCAAAGCAGAAGCTCTGGAAATGCACTCATGGGAAATGGAACTTGCATTCCTCTGGGGTATCAGAACTGAAAACATTGGCGATAATGGTAAGCCGGAACGTACCACTATGGGTGTCATTAACTTCATCCGTCAGTATGCAGCGGCAAACTGTGACGACTATGGTCTCAATGCAACCTATGCCGGCCAGACCTGGGTAACAGGTGGAGAGACATGGCTGAAGAACATGCTTGAGCAGATCTTCAGATATGGTGCTTCGGAGAAACTGGTTCTTTGCGGTTCTGGTTTCTTACTCGGCCTCGATGCTCTCGCTAATGCCGGAGCTCAGGTTAATGTTCAGCCTGGTCAGAAAGTCTACGGAATGGAGATAACCAAATGGCTTACGCCGTTTGGGACTGTGAATCTGAAAACTCATCCGCTCTTCAGCTACGACGCTACCACTCGTAACATGGGTGTAGTTCTCGAGCCGAAGGAACTGTCTTATCGTTACATTGACGATACTACGTTCTATGGTGAGTCGAGTCAGAAGCAGCATTCTGAAGGCTATGGACAGCGTCGAGTTGACGGTATTAATGAGGAGTTCTTAACTGAAGCCGGCCTCGAGTTTGGATTGCCCCAGAAATGTGGCGTCCTTAATGGCGTTGGGCTTGACAATAACTTAACACCGTAAGTTGTTGTTGATTTATTAGCCAGCTGTGAGGAGGGTTCCAAACTCCTTGCTCTCCTCACAGCTTTTTATATTGAGGAATTGTTAATGAATTATCTTGAGATGCGTTTGAAGTTTAGAGAACTATCAGGTCGATTTGACTTAGTCACTGATGCTGGAGTTGATACAGGTGCTGGATTCTTTATCAATGAAGGTAGGAAGTTTCTAGACCGCCTTGACGAGAATCAAAAATCATGGGGAACTTGTTTTCGCTTCCTTGATATAGGAAAGTATTCGGTTCAGTTTCCTTACTGTAGAGCAATTAAAGAGGTCTGGATTGCTACTACAATAGAAAGACGGCAGTTAGAAAAGAGAAACATTCAAGATCTTATTAATGGCTACATGCTTGATAATCCAAGTTCTCGTAGTACAGGAATCCCTGAGTATTATTCTCCTTGTATTACAAGAGCTATTCCTGAAAATCAGCCGGTCAATTCTTTTGAATCATTCCTTGGATGGGTAGATATTCCATCTGGAAATGCTCACGAATATAACTCAGTGCTAGTCAATGTTCCAGTAAGCGAAAAATTGACTGTAATGATTAATGGTCTCTTTTATTCGGCTGAGTTAGTAAACGATACAGATGAAAACTATTGGTCTATAGCTCATCCCATGTTACTTTACATGGCAGCTATGAGACAGATTGAGATAACAAATAGAAATACACAAGGAGTTAGAGATTGGGAAGCTTCAATCGGAGCAGATGTGAAGACTCTCGGTTTTGACCTCGTTGAAGAAAATATTGCTGAAGCAAATCAAATGGAGGGCTAAAATGGAAGAGAGAGTAAATAAACTTGAAAAGATAACAGCTCGTTTAATGAGAAGATCTGGAAAGAGAATGTCAGCCTTCATTATACCTTATCCTATTTCCAATGCAGTGTTTGGTGAGAAGTTGGAAGGATCTGTTCTTCGTTATATGTTTCCTTGTGATGGGACTATTACTAAAGGCTATATAAGGTTAGGTAATAAGCCTAAGAAATCTATTGCATTTGAGATTAGAATGTTTAATGAAGATGCCTCAACGACTAAAGGATTTACAGTTGATAAAAGATTTCTATTCGTTAAGCCAGAAATACCTGTATTTGCAGGCGACTGTTTAGAAATAAAAATCAGTCCTGATGAAGAAATCGTAACTGAAGTCTGGATAGCATTTCTTTGGAAACCTACAGTAAACAATACTGAGGTTAAAGCCTTTTTAATCGAGGAAATGGAAGATGATTTACAGAAAAGGAAAAAGTATCTGACCGAATAATAGCTGTCAGGTGACAGAAGATCGTTTAATCATTAAACAAACTGATTCTCAGAAGGAAGATAAATATGAGAGAGTACGAGTGGAACATAGACAAGGCATTAACAAAGGGATTAAGTCCTGAACCTGTAACGATTAATGCTGAGTTTCTTTATCAGTGTTTAGGATTTAGGTGTGGAAAGGGAAGGTTGGAACCTCATATTCCTTTGACTAATCCAATTCCTAATACTGTAGATATGTTTTACAACTGGCCTTTTCCTCAGATGATTACTGGTGAGAGGTATAATATTTTAGTGGTTAGGGATTCTGTGGTTAACCAGTGGGATTCTGTGTATCTTGTCAGTGCAGACCATAGTACGATTACTCATATATTTGATATAGATGTACTTACCTTTGGAACTGGTACCTTGATGGAAGTGGCTGACTTTGGTGAATATATCTTCATGACCAATGGAGTTATTACAATAATCTGGGATGTTGTTTTAGGTGCTTGGTCTGCCGCTCCAGTTAATCCTCTAATTCCTATGATGAGAACTGTTTGTAATTTCAAAGGACAGGCTGTTGGAGGTAATATTGTCAGTGCTTGGTACGACTGTGATGAAACCTTCTATATATGGTCTAAGATTGGTTCAATGGACTTTACACCTTCAGATGATAATGAAGCTGGATATAGACGTTGTCCTTATGGCGGAATAGTTAGACATACAAGAAGGCTTGGTGATTATGTAGTTGGTTATTCTTCAAAAGGAATAGTTATGATGTTTCCTGTAGGTGAGCCAGCCACGACTTTTGGATTTAAAGAAGTCTGTGATATAGGAATTATTAATCAAGGAGCTATGAATGGTTACTTAGCTCGGCATATCTATGTGGGTGAAGACTATATTGTAAGGGAAGTAACCAAGGAAGGTGTGAAGGAACTTGGTTATCAATTCTATATAAAACAGTTAGCTGGCGAAGACATCATTGTTTCTTATGACCCTTCAAAGAGTGATTTCTATATTGGAAATAGTACTAAGACATTCTTATTATCAACAACAGGGATGACTGAAGTACTTCAACATCCTTCAGCCGTATGGAGAAGTAATAACCAGTCTTATATGTTACCAGATACTGTTGATGCTACTTTGCCAGTCATTACTTCTGAACCAATAGACTTTAGTTATGCAGGACAGAAAACTATCTCATCAGTTGAAACAGATGCTTCCATAGTTGATAGTCCTGAGGCAGGTGCTGACTATACATTTAATAATAATCTATGGGAATTAGTTGCCTATAGGCCTATAAATAATCAAGGTGTTTCTGCTTTAACTGTAAGTGGAAATGCCTTCAGAATTAGTGTGAGATTTGCTGAGATATATGAGACGACAAGAATTAGTTATATTAAAGCACGATTTAAGATGACTGATTTAAGAGGCTTAAGGGGCGTCTATGCACCTCCTACAAATTTTAGAGGACAAGGAGCTTAAAATGTTAACTAAATTACTCCCAGATCAAATATCGAAGTTTTGGCCTGTTATTAAATATGCTGTTGAGGAGTCTCTTCCACCTACAGTAGGTGAGCATTCTGATAAAATGAATAGAGTGTTGTCAGCTATGTTATGTGGTAAGCTTGAGGTCTGGGCTTTATATAAAAAGAAAGAAGATGTTGTTAAGTTTGAGGCTATCCTAGTTACTCAGTTTCTATATGATGAGGCTAGTAATACTAAGAACTTATTACTTTATTGTCTATATGGCTATTCAGTAATTAGTCAAGATAGCTGGAGTGAGGGATTTGAAGCTCTTTATAAATATGCTAAAGCAGAAGGGTGTGGTGAGATTGTTGCCTATTCAGCTAATGATAATGTAATAGATGAGGCAAAGAGCTTTGGAGCAGACACAAGTTTTACTTTTATTTCTTTTAAGATTGTTTAATCATTAAACGATCTAGTGGAGGTATATTATGGGAAGTTCAGGTGGAGGGGCATCAGGTAAAGTTAGCCATTCAGCTTATTTGGAAACCTGTCATAATGATTGGTTAGATCACACTGGAGTTGATACGATAGAGAAGTCTATAACAGAGGTTATGGATTCAGCTATTGGAAATTCTCCTTGGACTGGCTTAAGTGCATACAATCCAGATGCTGCAATAGCCAGTTATGAAGCAGGTGTTACAGCCTTTGCTGCATTGTTAGCAGGGCTAAATGATATCACAGATTGGAATGCTTTTTATGCAGCAGCTGCATTAACAATAGATGGAGTAGGTGATGCTAACATAGCAGCTGATGTTGCTGCTTATGCAGACATACTGGATGATGATATTGCTACTAGAGTCCTTCCTCGTTTTAGAAGAGGAATGCAAGATATCAATGCAGTCGTATCGTCAGCCTTTCCTATTGGTGAAGCTATTATTGAGGCTTTTCAAGCAAGAGATGTAGCCAAGTATGCTGCAACACTGAGATCAGCTCTAGGTGACAAACGTCTTCAAGCTATAGATCAAATGATGAATATGATGGCTAGACGAATAGGATGGGAGGAGAATTATGTACGCTTATTGATTGAGTCTAAGCGTATTAAGATTGTGGCAAAGAAAGAACAAACTGATCAAGATGCTGTTATAGATGATGCTGATGCTAAGTGGGACCTTGAAGTTTTTCAGTATGGTGGAAATCTAATGGCATCTATCGGTGGTGGTACAGCTATTCCTAATATGGCTAAGAAGAATGTAGGAATGTCTACAATAGGTGGAGGTATCTCTGGCGCCGTAAGTGGAGCTTCAATAGGAGCTTCTTATGGTTCAAGTGGTGGGTATATAGGAGCTGCTGTTGGAGCTGTTGTTGGTGCAGCTGCAGGATTTTTAGGGGCTAAATCATAGGAGGATTTAAAATGGCTGAGAGTGAAAATACAGGATTGTTACAGAATAAGTTATTTATGCAGTACCTTGCAGGATTAGGAAGTGACCTTAGTGCAGCCGGTGCTGATACGAGTAAAGGTTTTCAACCTACTAATGTCAATGCTATAACACAACAGAATATTCAATCTCAGAATATGATGAAGTTGTTGAAGACATTACTAGGACCTGATGGGACTAAGGCGACGTTTAGTAATACAGGTGTCAACCTTACGATTCCGAAGGAGTCACAGATGCTTTCTAGTATACTTCAGGGAACAGGAGAAGGTGGAGTGTGGGAAGGAATGGCTCCTCCTCTTGGTACACCAAAGATTCAGCCAAACCAAGCCTCAATGCAAGGAGGTGGAAGCACTGTCGTAAACCCTTTCGTCGAGAACCAGTCAGCCTTTGATATCTCACCATCAGATTTGGCTGGCTTAACGACTCAGGATATTTCAACTGTTCTTGGAATGAAGATGAAGAGGGATGAGAACATTGCTGATAGTGCTTATAAAGCTAAGCTGATGCAGAATATTGATTCTGAGATTGAAGCCAGAAGACCTAAATTTGAAATCCCTGGAATCGGTGCAGTTAATGCTTCTCAATATATGGACTGGATGAAGCTTAATAATGAGAAGAAGCCTAATGAAGCTAAGCTTTATGAGTATGCCATAGCACAGGGATATAAAGGGTCATTTGAAGATTTTGAGAATCGTGCTAAGACTACCCATAAAAAAGATTATGATGAAGCTGTTAAGGGTGGTTATAAAGGTGACTTCAATACCTGGATGACTCAGATGGCTAAGGCTGGGGCTATTAATCTTGGTGCTGAGATTGAGAAGAAGAAAGCTCTCGGTGGAGTTCAGAGTCAACTTGATGTTATAAGTCCTGATTATGCCAGAAATATTATATCTAAGACTGTTGGAGTAAAGGGATGGGAATATGACAATATGTCTGCTATAGATGACATTGTTAAGAAACATCCTAACCTTTCTCAAGAGCAAGCTACCCAAGCATTGAAGATGGCTACTGTCCGTAGTACAATGGATAGAGAAATCAAACAAGCTTTCTCTGGTCAAGAAGTTCAATATGCCAAAGATGGTTGGTACGTAGATGGTAAATTAGTAGTGAGGGACCCCTATGCCAAATGATTTCTTGGAAACATCTATTAATGATTTAGTAGGTAGTAAGCCTGCTGAGAATAAAATAGTTCCTGGGAAGATTAATGCTCCAGGTTCTAATCTACCTCCTTTTGATATTAAGTTAAATGCTGGAGAAGACCCACTTAATAAGGCTAAGGAGATTACAGGTACTTCTGACTTTTTAGAACAGTCTATTAATGATCTTGGAATCACTAATATTAAAGATGTTCCTATAAAGCCAATTCAGAAACATATTAATACTAATGTCTATGGAATAGATAAGATAGTAGATCAGGTATTTTCTGGCGGAAGAGGTAATAACACACCTAGTAAAATACCTACTATCACTCCAGATGAATCCTCAAGTGTCATGACAGCTCTTAATAAAGTCTGGGGATTGGCCACTCACCCATATGATATAGTGAAGGGTTCGACTGAATTCATTGCATCTCTCCCAGGCTTTGGCGAAGGTATGATTGGAGCTGCTTGGGAAATCTCTAAAGCATTAGGTAAGGGGGCTAATCTAAGTGAAGTCTACGATGCCGCTTCAAAGGGTATGGAAGAGAATATGACGAGTTGGAATAATGCTGTGGTAGGTCCTCTTGGACGCTTGCTAGATATTCCTTATAAATTAGCTGATAAAGCGGCTGATAAGTATCTTGGTATAAAACCGAGAGAGGAAGATTATAGCAGTGCAGTTAGTGATATAGCTATGGCTCCACTTAACTTAGTTACTAAGGCTACTCATGACCTGGCTGACTCTCATGCTTATGATGACTATCCTACTATAAGAGGAGCAATAAAGTTCGGTGGAGATGTGCTTGGGCTTCTTACTATAGGAAGGATTTATCAAGGTGGAGCGGCTGAATATGCCAAGGATGTAAAACCTATTATTGAAAAAGCTGATGCCATTAATAAGAGACAGAAAGTAGTTAGTGAAATCCCTGATGAGGTTTTGAGAACAGCTCAAGAAAAAGTATTGGAAGTTGAAAAGACTCAGCTTGAGCTTGAGGCTAAGTTATTACAAGATAAGTTAGATCATACTAAGATCATTGAAGAAGACTTAAAAGCTAAAGGACAAGAAGTCCAAGACATTAAAAATGGAAAGAAGAGTTTCTTTGAAGACCCTTTCCATAATCAGACTGAGCTTGATTTGATAGATGCTAAGGGAAGAGAAGAGGGATTAGCAGAATATAATAAGATGAGAGAAGAGGACTTTACTAGGAGGTCTAAAGGTGTATATAAAGAGAAGGTTAAAGAAGAACCAATAGATATGCTTGAGAAGAGTATTGAAGATGTTCAGCTGAAAGAAATTGCTGAGGAAGCTAAACCAAATGAGTTACAGAAAGAAAAGAAAGAGAAGAAGGTAGAATCTAAAACACCTGAGTTAGATGAGCTTACTAGAATAGGTAAAACTGTTGAAGAAACTATTACTGAACTACAAGCTGGTATAGATGACCCTAAACAGATTAGATGGCATAAGACATATCAGAAGAAGATAGATGCTATTAATAAAGAAATTAAGTATACTGAGAAGAAAGCAAAAACTAAGAAGGTAGCGGCTGAGCCTATCACCGATCTTGATCTCCAAACAGGTACTCCTTTACCTGAAGAACTAAGCACACACAACCATCCTTTTCGTGATAAACGAGTTGAACACACTAACTCGATGAGTAAAATTTTTCAAGAAAGAATTGGTAAGACTGATACATCACCTGAGGTGTTCACCCGTTACTTAATCAATGAAGTTAATCGTTACCTTAACGGTGAGGAAGTTAATATTGAGAAGGTTAGAAATGGTCTAAGTGATTTGGCTATTAATGCTGATAAAGCGAGATTAATCTTTGAAAATAAAGAAGATTTCTATGCTTGGAAAAGTATAGCTCAGGATGCAGCACAGTGGGCGAGAGGAGCAGATCGTTTAACAAATAAACGAACTGGTGGAACGAATCTTAACATGATGATTCCTATTAATGAGGCTCCGAAGATTGTTAAAGATCTTCTTAAAAATATTAAGGGATCAGCAGATCTATTTCGTAACAAAGAAGTATTCGACAAAACTGGTTATTGGCTAGCGAAGGATGGGAAGTGGAGATATGAGGTAGATGATACAAAAAATCAACTACGTCAGGGCACTATAGACCATGCTAAGAAATTAGGAGCACTTAGTGAGGGAAAGTTACCAGCTTTTATTAATAACCCTGAACTATTTAAAGCTGTTCCAGAGTTGGATAATATTAGGGTTGTTATAGGACATAATAATCTAAAAGGTGAAGACTATGGACATTATGAGCCTTTGACAAAAAATATTATTATTGGAAAGAAAAATATTCAATCTACTTTTATCCATGAACTTCAGCATGCAGTTAATGATATAATGAGTTCAAGATTTAAAGGGAGTAATCCTGGAGCTGAACAGAGAAGTATGATAATAGATTTATTAAATACTATTAAACATACTGTTACTGATGGAGATGTAAAGATTGAAGCAACTAACATTTTATATAAGTTAGATAAAGAATCTATAAATACAACAAGAGTAGTAAACGATTTAAAGAACATAGCTAAAGACGAAAAAGATAAATCATCTATAGATAAAGCATTTAATGATTACTTATCATCTGATGCTTATGAGAATTATATGAAAGACCCTGGTGAAATGGAAGCGAGGTTGGCGAGTAAGAGAATGGAGATGACTCCAGAACAGAGAAAGTCTGAGCCTCCATGGGAAACGCTTGAGAAGATGTTAGAGGATGAAGGAGAAAGAGGTGCCCTTGGTACTTCTGAATACCCAAAGTCATTTACTCCTTACGGAATTAAACTCTATATGGGCCTAGACCCTACTCAAATTAAAAGATTCTTTAAAGGATTTCATGGAACAAGTAGTAAATACATTAAGCCTGAAGAAATGGTTGGTAAGTATCTTGAACCTAAATCACTAGAGGGAATAGTTGAAGATGTATTAGATGAGATAGGTTTGAAAGGCAATGATAGAAATACAGTAAGAGAACAAATATACAAAGATGAATATTTTGATATGGCTATAGACCCAATTAAGTATGAAATAGATCCAGAAGGTACTAGGAAATTTAAAGACAAACAATTATTTGTAGCCAAAGAATTTGACGATGCTGCTGAATATGCGCAGTGGGCTGGAGAAGCTTATGACGCTGCTTTGAGTACTATAACGGTTAGTGAAGAAATACCTGAATCAATTAAGAATAAAGCACAAAGTATATTTGATAAGAATAAAGAGGCTACTCCTTATGTATTAGAGCTTAATTATAATGAACCTCTTAAAGAAGGAGATAATGTTAGTAGTACTCCATTACAAGTTACTGGCGTTTATGATACTAATGGTATTAAGTTATATTCAGGAGTTGATGTTTCTGAAGCAACAAAGAAAATTATTGCAGGTGCTAAGGCACTTGCTAACTATACAGCTAAAGCAAGAGGAATGAAAGAATGGAAGCCAGGTGTAGCGGCTGAGAGCATTAAAGAAGAATTGGTTCGTTCCTTTGTTGATAGGTCAGGGAATATTCGTAGAGAGTTACTTGATAAGCTTGGACAAGATGGTTATGAAATAATTCAGAAGATGTACCTTTCCAAAGGTGCTTCTTCATTGGCAGCTCAGCAATTAAAGCAGATGAGGAGTGAAGTCTATGATGGACTAACCAAGAATGAGAGAAGGATTCTTGATAACTTGATCTTAGCTGATCGTATGCTTGATATTGGAAAGTATAAGACAGCATCTCAGTTTAAGTTTCCTGAGGGATTAAGCCCAGTTGAATCGGCAGCTTACAATGAACTATTTCAATTCACTGAGAAGATTACTTCTGAGAAAGCTGACTTACTCAAACAACGAGCTCAAGCATATTTTGAGTGGATGAAGAAACCTCTGAAGGATATGTTAGATGCTGATCTTATTGACCAGGCTGAATATGATGCTTTAGCATCCCACAACTACCGCCGACTCAAACTTGTTGATGTCTTTGACAAACGCTACCAGTCAAAGGTTGGAAAGACTAAACGGACTGTCTATGATTCAGGTGTTGAGTCCTTAGCTCATGGTCGTGAGACTGATGTGTTCGAGCCTTCGTCAGAAGTTATGGCTCTTGAAGTATTCAATAGGGCTTATGGTAGAATCCTTAATAATGCAGCTAACAAGACCTTACTTGACTTAGCAAGGACACAGAAAGATAATCCCTTCGTTGCTGTTAAGGAATTAACAACAGACCATGTTCCATCTGGATGGGATAGAATATTTGTATATGAGAGAGGTGAACGCAAAGCTCTTTATCTTTCTCCTGAAATGTCTAAGGAATGGATTACTAATAGTCCAGAGATGAGCTATAAGATGAGTCAGTTCATTCGCTATGCTTCCGGCTCACCAGTGTTGAGAACCTTTGCTACTGGTATAGATTGGGGATTTGCTCTTGCTAATCTACCTAGAGATATCATGCACATCTGGTATGCCTCAAGAGTGTTTGAAGGAGGGAAGTGGAAACCTCTTTATAATTCTAATATGCCAGTCTACGCAGGTCAGATGGGAGCTGATATTGCAGGAGTCTTTCATGATGCTGTTATGAGAAAAGGAAAGTACCTTGATTATATTAAAGAAGGTGGTGGCATGGAGTTCCTTGTTCATCAAGGTAGATTGATGCAGCGTGGAAGACATATAGAAGGCGGAATAGATAATGTTCAAAACTTCCTTGGCTATTTTGGTGAGACCTCAGAGATAATGACAAGGCTTGCAGTGAGAGATAGAGTTATTAAGAGAAGGGCAAGTGAGCAAGGTATTAGTTATGAAGAAGCAGCTAAGGATAAGAAGATAACCCAAGAGGCTACGTTTGCCGCTAGAGATTATATGGACTTTGGTCAGGGCGGAGGAATAGGTAAAGCCCTTGATAATGGTCTGCCTTATCTTAATGCTAGTATTCAGGGAACAAGAGGAATGTTTAGATCATTCAAAGATAATCCTATTCAGTCAACATATAAACTTTCACAGTTTGCCGCTCTTGTAACTGGTCTCTATATTGCTAATCAAGCACTTAATCCTGAGACATTAAAAGCACTTAAAGGTGACATAGCCATGCAGGGAAACTTAGTCATTCCCTTAGGTGATGGTCTTGGATTTGATGATGAGAAGGGACAGAGAAGGTATCCTTATATTAAGATACCATTAGATCCTGGACAGAAATTTTTCAAGATGTTCTTTGAAGCTTCGTATGATAAGGCAACAGGTCAGCCAGTCGATGCTGAGGGAGTAGCTAATTCCTTATCACAGATTTCTCCAGTAGCTATTTCATCTCTTCCGCCAACAGTAAGTGGGACTCTCGGCTATATGTATAATAAGGATTTCTGGAAGAACGATGATATTTGGAAGAAGACTGATAAGCCTCTAGGATGGCCTGAAAGTAAAGAGGAATACATTCCAGGTCAGACACCTCAAGCGTTAATAGATATTGGCTCAGTTACTGGATTATCTCCTGAGAGATTAAAATATACTTTGTCAGAACTTGTAACCGGCGGCTCAATGTGGAGTTGGTTAGTTGGACAGGGTTATGATGCAGCTTTCCATGGCCTCCCTCAAAATAAAAAAGAGATGCATCTGGCTGAGGTGTTATCTAAGACTCCTATAGCTAAGAGATTTATAGGTATTACTAATCCCTATACTCAATACGCTTCTTCTATCGAACAGGCAAGAGAAGAGAGTATGTTGAAGAGATGGGTTGAGAATAGAGGACTTGATCAGAGAGTTGAATCATTCCTTTATGAAGGTGGGAAGAGGTCAGATGTTACTGATTATATTAGAGCTACTTCTAAAGACCAAGCTACAGAAGATAGATTAAAGGATAGGTTTATCTTCCAAGAGAAGATTAAAGAACTTCCCAATCGTTCTTTCTGGTTATCATTGAAGGGAACACCAGATACAGATGCAAGAGCTAAGCTGTATGTTCAGCGTCTTGAGTCAGCCACTCCAGAGGAAAAGGAGCAGCTGAGAAAAGAAGAAGCTATTGTATATAACGCTGGTGGTGTCATATCAGATGAGTTTAAAGAAGCTGTTATGAAAATTAGGTATAAGAAATAAGATCGTTTATTAATTAAACAAACTCATTTATCAAATCCTATAATATGTAAAGTTATTCCTACACCTGGAGATTTAATTACCTTAATTAAATTCATAGCTTCAAGTGTAGTAATAACTCTATCCATTTCAATCTTATCCATATCTCCCTCGAAGTAACGAGCGAATTGGAATAGTGGAATGTCAGCCACTGCACTATTAGCTACGAAAGTAATAGCATCGTTAAGTAAGTCAGCCGTTCCTGACCTACCCATACCTTTAAACACCTTACCCATTTTAATCTCAACCTCAGCTAAGAGTTCAATAGCTCTTTCAATGTCTGTTGAAGTAATTATCATCTCATCAGAATGACTAGCGCAGCAAACCATAGCTAAGGTTATTAGATGTTTTCTACGTCGTCCACAGTAACCATCAAACTTTTTGTCTTGGAAAGGCCTGTGGCCATCTGCATAATAACACCAGTCGGAATATATTTTGAGAAATCCTTCTGTATACTGCATAATACCACTGAGCCTATTGATTGCCTCAAGGTCATACACAAGTTTCTGTTGTAGTTGCATTTCTCTTTCAGTCTTAGTGGGCACAACCACCAGTTTTCCACGTTTTTCTTCAACGACGAAAATAATTCTTGAGGTAAGACCTCCACCAATCGATTCGATAGGAAGAGACGCCTGAATAGCATCGGGTGTTGTACCTGCAAAGAGATTAACCCACACTCCGACAACTTCCTCTTTCTTTCTTGCAATAGTTTCATATGTCCACCTATTATGACAGTCATACCACTCACAGAGAGCGGCGATTAATTCTTGGTTATGGTAGCCTAGGAACACAGTGAACTCGGTAGAGAAGATTGTAAGAGATGAGTGGTAAGTTTGTTCACCTGTCTCCACATTAACATCTGTTAAGTTTGTTTCCTTCATCCGCCGAATCAGAGCCTGCAATGAGGTAGCCTGAGCACTAAGACGAATGGTTGGAACCTGTTCAATAATGTCAGAGGCGAATTTCATAGCTGTTCCTTTTCCAGTGGCGGAAGGACCAACTAGAACTATGTAAAGGTTAGGATAGAAAGTTAGTGATAAACCAAGTTCCAATCTAACCTTTCGTTGGAGAGCAGCAGCGATTGCTGAGATGCCAGCCCACTTGCGGAAGAGAGCTGGAGGTTCACTATTGTCAGTTAATTCCATAAAACTGTCGAGCCAATCAGAGAGATTACGTGCCATTAGAATTCCTTAGTTTTTTTACTTGAACCACTATCCCTTTAGTTTATTATAAATAAGCTGAAGTTTCTCAGCTAATTTTTCTTCATCGTTTGGAATATCTTTACTCTTCATCTCTTCCATCATCTCCTTACACATGTTTTTTCCTATAGCTAAATCAACAGGTGTAGGGATTTCTCTGTCGTGCCAGATCAAAGGTGTTTCAAGAGATGCTTTGATACGAATAAGAATCTTAGCATGTTCAATCCAAGGTAGAGATAAAGGAACTTGGAATACAACTGAGTCATGGATTTGAGCAAGGAGTTCAACTAAGCCATAATGTTCTTGGTCATAATAGATATGTTCCACACCTTGTTCATTTACTTTATCAGCACAAGTACTTTGAGCAAAGTGAGCATAGGCTTGACGGAAGGTTTCAACACAAGCGTGCTTAGGAACATTGGGATAAGATTCATGAACAGGGCCGAGAAATAATCTGGTTCGGCCGAACAAGTTTGTTACAGTCCTTGTTGATTTAAGCATCTCCTGAATCATAGCATGGTAGCCATCCCTTATTTGTGGATATCCTTGGTGGATTTCTTCAAGAGTTTGCTTGGCCTCGGTCTCAGTGATTTCATTGACGAGAGCAAATTTCTTATAGGATTCATCGTAGTTGATTCCATGATTACCTTTCTTGCCCCAATAGCGTTCACTCTGTCTGCCATCACCAAGTGATGATGAACCATCTACTTTCGATATCTGACTATATGGTTTATGGAAGATGATTGAAGCAGTCAGAGTATGAAGATCTATTCCTTGCTCGAAGGCCTCAATTTGAGCAAGGACTCCCCCTGTGTAGGCAACAATTCTATTTTCAATCTGTGAGAGGTCGAAGGAATATCCAATATAACCTTCGTCGAAGAGAAAGAATCTAAGCAAATCATGTGGCCAATTCTGTTGATTTCCGCCGGTTCCAAAAATAGTTTCACCGCTTGACAGTCGTCCGGTTTCCGCCCCGACAGGCTTATAAGAAGAACGATACCTTCCATCTTTATCCACCTTTCCTATATCTAAATATGTTGAGATACGTTTCGAAAGACTTCTTATATCAAGCATTATGCGAGCTGCCTCGGAAGCCTTCCCTCCCTGACGAACTAGACGTTTGAGTGCATCAACGTCTATTGAGTCGTTGTATTGACCAGTTGCGTTTTTCTTCTTATAAGGTTTGTTACCAAGTTCCTTATAGAAATATTCCATTAGTTGTTTAGGACTATTTGGATTTATGTCTCGGCCGACTATTGATTTAAGCTCAGCAGATTTCTCATCAAGAATTTTACTTTGTTCTTTCTCATACTCCATCATTCCTGAAACATCGACTCTAATTCCGCGCTCTCCCATGTATAATAGAGGTTTAATTAACTTACGTTGCCTCTCGTAGGTATCAAAGTTGTGTTGTTTCTTTAAGCATTCTATTTGCTTAGGGATTGTTTCGACTGGAATGAATGAGTCGAAGCCGTTGTAGTTCCACCACTCCTCCCATGTACCAGCTCCCATCTTCATCCACTGTTTACCATCTTCCTTGTAATAAGGAATGTCTGTGTACATAGTTGTTACGGCAGCGAGGCCGGCTGGAAAATCTGGATAGGAAATCTTTTGTGCAATCTGTGTACAATGGAGAGAGCCACGTGGAACTATTCCATACTTATGAAATAGGAATTGAGTATCAAAGATGAAATTAGCACCAACTTTCTGAATATCTTCATCTTGAAGAATATAGGCAATACCTTTCATTAATTGGAGTTCTTCTTCAACTGTAAAGTAATCTCCGTGAGGTCCTCTAAATGGGATACAGATAGAGTCAGTTGGAGACCAAGAGACTCCAATACAGTCAACCTCTCCATGTATGACTTCAATATCGAGACCAATAATTTGGCCAAGTCTTCCGACTCTATAACAATGACGAAGGGTTTCGATAGAATGGTTAAAGCTTGGGGCAGTAACCACATTGCGTGGAGTTCGTCTGATTTCTTTAAATTCTGCTTCATACTTAGCCCTCATTAAATCTTCACAAATTACAGGTTTGTTTAAAAAATTAAACTTTGGAGGTATGAAAGTGGCTGGATGGAATGTAGGAACCACTTTCAATCCAGGCACTAATGTTGATTCGAGGACTGAACCCCTCCACTTTGTTATACCAACTCGATTGCATAGAGCCAACAAGGCGATGTTGCCAAAGGCTACAATGACATTAAGGTTTAATGATTTAAGTTCCTTACCAAGCTCGTTGATATATTCAAGACCTTCAGCCGACACAGTCCACTTTCCTCGATTGTCAAGGTTGATGTAAGCAGCTAATGGCTTGTCAAGATCTTTAATTACATTAGTAAGATATATCTCACGCCGTGGAATCTTTACCATTGCTAAGCAATCATCAAGACCTTGTCCAGCCGGCCCTATGAATGGACGAGGAGGACGAGCTCGAACTTCTTGATAGCCTGGCTGTTCACCGCAACCGGCTAGTTTGGCATTAGTATCTCCAGATGGAGGGACATAAGTATGTCGCATCTTAACTCCTTAAGATCGTTTAATTGTTGAACGAACTATTTACTATTAACTCCCATTTCACCACTAATTAGTTTATATAGATATCTTCTACTAATACCAAAAGTATCTATAATCTTATTTCTAGGTATGCCACTATTAAACATCTGTATCATTTTATTTATTTCATCTCTAGAGTATCTCCCAACTTTTCCTATTCGGCCTATATACCTACTACATCTATCAGTCATATTATCCCCATAAGTCCCTAAGTATAAGTGATTAGGATTGACACACTTTTTATTATCACATTTGTGAAGTAGTAATTTATTGACTTCTATAGACCTTCCAGATAATATCCATGCTATCTTACTAGCTGAGTGAGTTCTCTTATTTAATTTTACTGTAGGATATTTGTTATGATTAGCTACTTTCCATTCCCAGCAGTCATCTTCACCTTTAATATTTACCTTATCCCAAAAATTATCAGCAAAATTCTTCATTATATTACTCCTTATAAGCTATTTGCTCTTACTAGAAATGAATCTCTGTATGCTTTAGATAATTCAAAACCTATACCAGTCATTCTTAACTGATGTGATGCAATTAGACCACTACCACTTCCTAAGAATGGGATAAGCACTCTTGAACCTTCAAAAGCAAAAGTGTCATATATATCTTTCATTAATTCTATAGGTCTTTCAGTTGGATGATTCTTAGTATGTGAGAGTACTGAAGAATAGTTAAATACATTAGTGCTACCAGGTTTATTCAAAGCAGGTCTTCCCTTCCAGGCATAGAAAAACATCTCGTATGCATTAGCTAATTTTATTTCAGGTACCTTTGTCTGTCCAGAGTTCTTAGTCCATATACCACACATCCTTGTTGTTTCAAAACCTGCTTCGATAATAGCTTTATATATCTGCTCAAACCAAGGGTCAGGGCCGAACCAACAAAGGAGCCAAGAATGGTCTGTCATTACTCGATAGCATTCTTTTAATAATGTCTTCATTCCTTTCCAAGTCCCATTAGGATCTCCATTCATATAGATCTCAGCTGGTATCTCATTGTATTCCTCTTTTAAATATTGAGACTCACCTTCAGATTTTTTCTGTTCCATAATCTTAATTGCATAAGGAGGGTCGATTTCAACTAAGTGGAATACGCCAGCAGGGATTTCTTTGATGCCATCGAAACAGCTTTTAATAATATAGGACTTTGCAAGCTTTGCCAATACAGATGTTGTATCGTTCTTATTTGTTACCTCTATCTGTTTTGCAATAGCTTGCTTAACAACTGCCTCGTCGAGTTTTTTAATCATCTTGAGTGCGTCAGCGGCTGTTTTACAGTCATTGAATACTTCAGGTAATGCCTCTCTTAACTCTGCACGCTTGATTGATTGAGAAATAGTAGCCTTTGAAACGCCACCTATCATATCACCTGTATCAGACATAGACCAGCCGGCCTGACCAGGCCCTGGAGCTTGCTCACCATGGAGTTCTTGTTGCATTCTATGTATCTCAAGAGTGAGTTTATCCATCTCAAAATATTCCATATCTTTGCGAAAGAAGTTTTCAGACTTCTCAATAATTTTCATCTCGAGTTCGGAGAGGTCTTGTTCATAGATACGAGCTGGTATCTCAGGTACTTGGTTTTGTTTGAGTACAGTGAAGCGACGTTCACCAGCAAGGAGTAAGAATGTACCGTTCTTTAAATCCTTAACAGCCAACGGTGTGATAAGTCCACTCTCTTTCATATTGAGTTCTAGTGCATTAAGATCTCCCATGTCCTCACGGGCTCGATCTTCAGCGATGATTACAGATGAGATAGGAATCATTCCTACACGGCCAACTGAGATTGTCATTTAATTAACCTCCAAAAGATTTTGTTATTAGATATATACCTGATAAAATCATAGCTGTAAGTAAGCTTACTGTTCCCCATACTACAAATGCTATTAGCCATCCAGACTCTCTAATCATCCAAATAGTTAATGATATGAAAGGGGATGATAGAAGTATTATACCAAGAATCAAATGTAGTCTATTCATTGCTACCTCCTAAGAGTTTTAATAAATTAGCCGCCATATCAGCATCGACAGCGGCTGCGACTTTCTTCGTTATTGTTTTAGTTGTTGTTCTAGGTTTCTTATCTGGAACACGACGACTAAGACGTATCTGACGGAGCGTGTCAATAGCTTCATCATTACTCATGTCGATGATAGATTTGTAACCAAGAGAATCAAGGTCTGCCATCACTTACCTCCTTTCTTCACTTTCGTTCTATCAGCCAGAGCAGCCATGATACCTTTCATTACAACAGACTCAGACATTAATAAGCCAGTAGTCATGCCAGCATCAACTTCGATAGCATCTAGTATGTCGTCAAGAACTTTTCCAAAGATTGCTTTGCGTAAGCCGTATTGGGTAAGAAGCTTATTCGCTCGAAGCATTTGTTCTTCAGAAATCTCAAATGAGAATCTAGGCTTGTAATCTGCTACATTGGTTTCTTTTTCACTCATTTTTTAAATCCTCCTATTTGTAAGAAATCATTCATCTGTTTTATTTCAAGCTGAAGAGTCAATGATTTAACTTGGCTATCTAATTCATATTTCTCTTTCTTGAGCTTATCCACCTCAGCAAGAGCTTCAACTAATCTTAAATAATTAAGGTCTGTATGAGCTTTCCTATGCCACTTATCAAGGAACCTTTCTATGAAATATATAATTTTTTTCATAGTTCAAATCTCCTTATTTTAATATTAGAATTATCAATTAGATACTGTGTATGCTTATCATATACAACAGTATCATCAACGACTATTTCGGCAATCCCTGCATTAATCAACGTACCGAAACAGTTCTTGCAGGGAATGATACAGTTCATGTAAAGGGTTGTTTCAACTGTTGATACACCAAGTCGAGCGGCATTAGATACACAATTCTCTTCAGCATGTTGAGCTGGGCAAAGCTCCATATGAGTGCCAGAGGTATAACCTAAGATTCTTCGTGGACATTCTCTGCTAACTCTAGTAGAAAGTAAATGACTTCCTTTATGTAGCAGTTTTACTAGCTCATCATCCTTCATAAATCTCTCATGCCCACAATGAGGGATACCTCGTGAAGGGCCATTGAAGCCAGTTGAGACTATCGAATGATCCTTCACGAGGATGGCACCTATCTTCCTTGATAAGCAAGGTGATTTAGATGCAACAGCTTGACAAATATCATGGAAGTAGATGTCCCAGTCCATTTTATTTCCTTTCTTCGTTGAGTGCTTCGATGAGTAGAACATAGTTAATAATATCAGAGAATTTGTCTGCCACAAATTCAACAGACATTTTCTCCTTATTAACTATCTTATCCGACATGGCAACTATATGCTTTGCCATTAAATCCAAAGCAAACTGCTCAGGAGTCTGCCGGCAGAGAGCTGCACCAACTTTGAAATTGTGCAGCCTGTCTTTTTTGCTTGCATAATCAGCGCCTTTCAAACCTAACAATTTCTTGCAGTGAGCAAGGCGTTCATTCACAAGATTGGTAAAGTCTTCAGCGAACATCTTTTTCTCCTTTTATTTTTTTAAAAGGAGACCGGATATCTCCACTTAACTCTTCTACCCCAACATAGCGTTGCTAAGAAGCATATTTCCGGTCTCCAAAATTAATGGTGACACCTGACAGGATTTGAGCCTGTATTTCCTACCTTGTCTGCAGATGTCTTACCTTTTGAAACGACAGGCGTCTGAGTTCGTTCGATGATTAAACGAACTTAAAACGGTGCCTTAGGTCCTTCATCAGCCGAAGTCTTAGGCGTGGCTGCTCCTGAATTCGGAGATAAATATTTCTGCACTGTATTTTGATCTCCGTATTCATCAGACTTCTTAATGCCGACAATCAACCAGCCTTCTTTGCCAGGCAGGTCATCTTCGATACTGAAGGGACGACTGTAGTCGACGCCGAAAGCATCAGCAAAATTGTGGAAATGGCGGAGAGCTGCGAGGTATTGTTTCTCATTTACCATTTCTTTGAGTCCAGCCAGATCCCAGAAGAAATCACTGAATTCTTTTGCGAGTGGTTCATTGGGAGCGTCGAAGACTACCGAGAAATAACTTATTCCATAGTAGTCGCTGTCTTCTTTTTCCACCACCCCTGTTCTCACAGAGATAATTCTTGCTTTCACTTCAGTTCCTTTCTTGAGAACTGTTGGTTCGGGAGCTTCTTTGATTTCCTTCTCCAAACTACTGTAATCTGTCATTGACATTTTTTGTTTCCTCCTTTGTTAAATTGTTTTAGGTTGATTTGCTTTTACATCTTATTATTTGCCTTTTAGTCCTCCTTTTCTTTATTTAATAATTGCTGAGCATCGAAGATCTGTTTCTCTTTAATCCTCTTTGCAAGACAAGCATCACAGATGTAGTTATTGGTGGTATTGTACTTGTCATTATATGTCCTGTATGGATACTCCCTTTCCGAGCATGAGTCTACTCCGAATACTCCATGACAGACACTACAGTTTGTAAGAATTTCCTTTGTATCTCTATCATAGACAGAGAAACTTCCCTCACCATCTTTATAACGTAATCCTGAGTCACTTATGATTACGTCACAGCCTTTGGTAAAGGCATATAATGCTTTGTCTCTTTCTTCGACTGAGCTAAACTCAATCCCTACATTACCAATTCTTAATCCATACTTTTTCATTTTCTTCTCCTTTTTAGATTGTTTAATTGTTAAACTAACTTATGTAAATTGAAGCTTTGGTTTATCCTCCGCATCAAATCCTGCTTTCTTTAATAACGCTTTCAAATCAGGTGGTTCAATAGCATTGAGCAGTCCTTTAGATTTCAGCCGTGAACGAGCTATGTATTCACCTAATGAATCAATAAGCATTTCGCGCTTGACACCATCTCTATCATTCTTCCCAGTGAGAACATAGATTTCGTCGAACAGAAGAGGAATGGTAACAACTGCTTGACCAGTAGTATAGAAACGAAACTTTATTTCCTCTCTTACAACACCGGTCTTTGTATCAATAGATAAAACCTTTCTCATTTCTTTAAGATGACCAGTGAGAATAAAATCACAAGGAAGATTCATCAGCTTGCGGAAGTAATTAGTCATTTCAATCTTCTGTGGTTGATAGTCAACACGCATCTGAGGTGCTTCACCTGAACGTCCTTTGTTACTTAAGCCGTAGTTCATCACTGCAATGCCAAAGGTAGTTGCAGAGTCAAGGCAGTAGGTTCCAAACTGATTATAATAACCTATTTGAAATCGTACATCTGTTGCCCTCTTCCAATCGGCATAAGCCTTAGGTGAGAAAGGATCATCGTCTTCATAGCGCGTGTCAACTACAATATCACCTGAGGCGATTAAGTCACGAAGACCTTTTGTCCCACCAGGGTCGAAGGAATCTATGTGGACAGGTCTTCGTGCTGTTCTTAGCAAGAAAGTCTTTCCAGCATTTGTTTCGCCGGTAACGAGAGCGCTAAATCGTTTTTGGAGTTTGTCTCCTTTGTAAAAATCTTGAACTCGTTTGAGTTCGGCGGCAGCATCGTAAGCCATTTTCTTTTACTCCTTCCATTTACTTCGAGATATTTTTTCGTCTATTATTGCTATGCCAGTTGCGACTCTGTTTATTAGACCGTAGTCTTCTTCATTCATGAGCTCTCGCATGAACTTTCTGTTTTCTATTGAGAATACTGACAAAGCACCTCTAACTCTTTTAATGAGCCAGTTACGTCTTATAGCCCAAGCCTTTCTTTTTGAGCATCCTTCTTTATGTACATATTTTCTCTTCATATTATAAACCTCAAGTCTTTCTTAACAGTTGCTTCCCTCTCCGCAGGATTCCAGAACTTCTGAATGAAACCGAGAGGTGGTTCGTAACATCTTCTCAATGGATTCTGCCATGCTAAACAATAGTCATGAAACTCACAACCACGATAGTCGTTACAGGCTTTAGGATTCTGGCGGAAAGCCATGAAGACATCGTCTGCCTCGGTGCAGTAAGTCAATCTATCCATATCTCTTTCGAGTTCATCTAGAATTGTATTGACTAGCCAGAGCCAAGTGTTCATTTGCTCCGGTGATTTGAAAGCTGGAACACGTCTTGTTGTGGCATAATAGCCAGCCGGACGATTAGCGCTTCCTTTCTTCAAATACTCAAATCCAGTCTTATCAAACTCAACACCAAGGATATGTTCAACAGGGAACATACAATAGAGACAATGGGTATAAGTTCCATTCTGTATTCCAAGGAATAAGTCTCTATCCCATCTCGTATCATGTATCCACTTGCCAGACGTAGTCTTATGATCCCAAGAGAATATCATCCCATCTGCTTTGCGTCTCATAATAGAGTCCATTCGGTAGTGGAGAACACGCTTCTCATCAACCGGAACCGTTCCAGCTATTTCAGTCATCTTCCTTCCATCTAATTCAACAACCTCGTTGTCGACAAGGTCTTGGGAATAGTTGGTGGCGAACTGCATAATAGCATTCATTACTGCAGTAGGTACCTTAGGAAGGTAGAGGGCATCAGTCTCAGGTGGAAACTCCTTTCGATAGACATCTAAAAATGCCTGATAAGCACCTTGAACATCATCGTAGCCGAATAAGAGTTGATGCTCACGAGCATGGTGAAAGGCATCGCCAAAGACTAAGTCATGTTCTGGAACATCAAGAGACCAGCCGAGCATATAATGATAGAAGTAATAACGAGGACAACGGATGTAGTCATCGAGCTTGGATGAATCTTTAATTTCCCAAGAAGGATGTTCAGCGATTGGAAATGTCATCTTTGACTCCTTTCTTAGAAAATTGAATAGTGAGTTCACAAGGAAGCTCAATATGCTTTGAGAGGTAGATAGCACCAGAAATACCATCACCTTTTTCACCAACAGTATATCGTTGGCTTGTACCGGTGGAAGTAGGATCGAGCTCAGCTTTGATTGTTACTAAGGATTCATTCTTTTCCATCTTTCATCTCCCTTTCATCATTAAATGATAGTCCATGAGTTCTTGGGTTAAACGAAGGATTCGTTCTCTCTGCTCATGATAAGCATGAAACACAGGACTTTCTTTTGGATAGTTTGGCATCTCTAATGCTATAGCATCTGGAATAACTATAGCATCTCTTCTCCATTGTTTCAAAGTTCTTTCACTTATCATTGCTTTTGCTCCTTTCATCTTTAATCATAATAGTCAAATGGATCTCCTCCAGAATATCTTGCATCATCGTAGTAGTCTTCATACATATCTTCTACCTGATCTTCTGAGAAGACACATACTCCTCGCTTATTTCTTTTCTTAGATTTTTCTCCTTTTCTTACATAAAAACCTAATTCTTTCCATCTTTTAAATGTCTTATTTTTCATATCGTTTCTCCTTTCATTAAATATAAATCATTGTATCACGCCTTTGAGATATTGTCAAGAAGGTGCTGATTTATCAGTTCGTAATTCATTAGCATATTGACAAGTTAATGAATATTCTTTACTGCAGATATCATCTGAGTCTGTTGTTCCACTTACATCAGAACCTGCATCACAGACACAAGTATCTCCGCCAGGCTTTGGATAGAACTCACAATAATCTTTCATAATACATGATTCCTTTCGATGTAGATACCATCTTTGAACAATAATAGATTTAAGCAGCCATGTTTGTGAGCAAAGATAGCACACGCAATAGAGTTCATAACATTGAGGGAACAAGGAACTATGTAATCGCCTTTCTCCGAATTCTCCATGATTTCCTTAAATTGCCTAATCATAGAATTTGTAGAGTAACGATTCATAGAACCTTCGCTGAGGAATATCACCTCACCATATCCCTCAGCCGGCTTAAAGTCATGTGCACTCTTGTTTACAACAAATACCTTCTTGGTAGCCATTGGCTATCCCTCCATTTCAGATTCTGACTTCTCATCTAACTCATGTGCTGGACTGGTATTTTGCATAGCTTTTATCTGGTCAAGGACAGATAAAGGAGCCGTTGTTTTAATGTCT